AAGGATTCATCGGTGATCCTGCATCTACTTTTAGAGATGGGATTGAAGCTTCCCGTGGTGTTCCACCGCGAGCCGTTCAGCGTCCACAAATACCAATTCGGGCTTCGGCAGATCGCGCGCCACGGTCTTACAGCCTACGATTGGCCCCCCACGCATATCTCGATGCACCTAGGGCTGAACGGCTTGGCCTTTGTGAACCATCAACAGATTGGCCGCTTTTCCGATGGTCGGATTGCGTGCATGAGCAAGCCGAAGAATATCTTGGAACCAGAGGGAGAGGATTTCCTTTGCGCCCGTGACGACATCCTTGCGCGCCCCACAGGCTTCTTCAATTACCCGTGGGATATGATTATTCACGGCCACAAGGAAAGCGACGAGGATTACAATTTCGGCGCGAATCCCATTTCGGATAACTTCACCGAAACGGAAATCGGAATCACCCTGGCTTTCCCTTTGCGCGGATGGACGGATAAAGACGTTTGGGATTATATAGAGGCTAAGGGTCTGGAGATTCAACTGGATCGGTACAACCCTTTCACCCGCACCGAATTGGAGGACAAGCGCAACAACTCGGAATACTTCCATGCCTGCACCGCCTGCGTAGATATTCGCCAAAGGGGCCGAGTGGTTTACTGCCCGAAGATCAAGGCAAGTATCTGGAACACCTCGGAGCGAATCGACTACCGCGACAACACCAAGCCCGCCTATTGCACGCCCAAAGCACCCTCAACCGTTGATTCTGAGGCAGTTACGGCGTGAAATTAGCAAATTTGTCAATTATTCCATGTTCACCGCTGGCACCCAATACTCCCCGCAACTTGCCACGCCCTACGCGTACACCTACGCCAACGTGCCAGTGTACCAAGCGCAGGCCATTGCCTCTCCCGTGAATCAGGGACTTGGCGTTTCGCCGGGGCTTTCCGCTGAACAGCAATCCGGCGTTCCCTCCGGCACGGTGAGCGCGCAAACGAAGAAGACAGCGGGCGGCATCGGCAGCATTATTGGGCAGCTAGGTCAAGGGCTTGGTGGCGCGGTGGCATCAAGTGCGCCGCGAACCCCGCAGGCTTCAGGACCGCCCGAGGTAACTCTGGCAACCCCCTTGCGTTACGCGCCCCCGCCGATTCAGTTTGCCCATATCACCCCGTATGGATAGAAAATCCCACATCCGCAGCCTCACGAGAAACTGTCTGCCAGTTGTAAGGGTTTTATTTAATTGCAGGTTTCCCAATGGGATTTGTGGATGCTGGGAATTTAGTGGTGCTATCTTGCGAAACGGATACGGGCAAGTTTCAGCGGGAAAGAAAAATAAACTCGCGCATCGGGTGGTGTATGAGGCTACTATCCAGCCAATCGCAAAGGGAATGGAAATTCATCACACTTGCTTAAATCGAAGGTGCGTAAACACCGATCATATGCTCGTGCTTTCAAGAGACGATCATAAGGCGATTCACAAGAAAACCAGAGCCTAAATTCCATGCCCGAACTTGGCCTACTTCCCCGCGATTACTCCATTGCGGTCCCACAAATCCAATGGGGGCTAGCGGGAGACATTAGCACCACCCCTCCCGCGATCACGCCTGATTTGCGCGCAGCCGCACGGGCGCACATGATGGGGGCGATTGCGGCGGGAATTGGCTCGGGGATTGGCGCATATCAAAAGAGCAAATCGGCGCAAGATGAATTGGCGCTAAAGAAAGAGGCATTGCGGATTCGCGAGCAGCAAATCCAAGCCGCTACCGCCAAGGAGAATCAACCCAACGCCGCCGAGGCTACGAGGCAGGCGCTAGAGAACGCGTGGACGAAAGATACGCCGGTTTCGCCTGCCATTATTCCCGCTGTAGAACCAGAATTGCCCACGGGTGGAGTTTCGGGAGGCTTGGCTGTTGGTGACGGCGAATGGCGTGAGACGCAGGGAACGCAATTCGGGCTTGTACGCGATGGCAAGGGCGGGTTCATGGACGATCCACAAGATCCGATTGACGCCGCCAAAGGCATCCCCGGATTTGATCGGAATAAGGGAGCTTACGGCCACAACATCAAAGACCCAGAACTAATGGGGGTGGCACTTAGTCCCGCCGAAATGAAAGCGGCGGGACTTAATCCCGATGACCCGAAAGCTTTGGTGGAAGTGAGTGCGAACGGAAAGACCATGCGCGTTCCGATTGTGGATAAACTCGGAACGCCGGGAAAAGTTGATCTTACCGGCCCGCTCCTGAGGGAACTTGGCGGACCAGATCACCCACGGGGATCAATCGAAGGGTTGCGTTATCGGATCATTCCGACCACCCCATCCACAAATAACATCGTGGTCCCAACGGCCCAAAATATCGAGGGGCCGCTAAACGAGGTTCAAATCCCGATGGATGACGGGCGAATCATCAACATTCCATCCGAGAGTCTGACCGCCTCCACGAATGGCGCAGGAATGCCCGCCAATGTCTCTATAACGCCCGCCGTGGCCCCTCTGGCGGATTTTGGTACTGCGGTAGCCGGATTGGATCAAAACGCCTACAATTCGGCCCTAGCGCGTTCCGTGTACGACGAAAACGGGAACCTAGTGGCCCCATACAAGCCCGACGCGCCCGATTTGACGATGGTTCCATTTCAGGCAGACGCGCCCGTGATGCGCGCCGCGCCGCTCGCAGGGGTGGCTCCCGCCGTGGCCGCACGAACCGTAACGACCATGCCCGCAGCGCCGTTGGAGAACCCTCAATTCGACACGACATTACCTGTGCGCAGACCCATCGGAAACATGGGGCACGATTCGCGCACGGGCGCGATGATCTATTCCCCGAGTCCAACGGAAGCCACGGCCTTTCTGCCGGGGCTCAAGGGAAAGGGCATCGCCAAGGATATTTCCCCACCGAAACCAGCAACGCCGATGGTGCGCGAAATCAAGAAAGCGGACGGTAGTACCGTCTTGGAGGGATTCGACCCCGCGACCGGAAGCACGGTTTACACCCGGCCCGGAGACGCGCCTGCGCATGGCGGCGATCAGATTGCGGAAAAGGTAGACGAGAAGCTGGCCTTGACGGGTGCGGATTACGCGAACATGACGCCAGAGCAAAAGAGGGAGGCGCTGGCGGAAATAGCCACCAGAAATCCAACGCAAGATCAGGGCAAGACGCAAATTTACTTAGGCAGATCAGAGGGCGCGAATCAGAATCTTGAGCAAGTGCTCAAATCATTCGATCCAACCACCCCGCAGAATGCCGCCCGCGTAGCTGCCTCGAAAAATCCGGTGACTAACTATTTTTCCACGCCAGAGGCACAGAAATTCAGGCAGGCCGCATTAGAGTTTACCTCTGCCATTCTGCGTAAGGACTCAGGCGCTACCATCACAGCAAACGAAGAGGCGATTGCGAATGCTACTTGGATTCCGATGGCTGGAGACAGCAAGGAAATCCTTGAACAGAAAAGGGTGGCACGCGAGCGCGCGATTGAAGAATTGCGGGGCATCTTGCCAAAATCTATTCAACCCAAATCGGGCGGACCTACAACAGCGGCAGCCACCCAATCAGCTTCTCCTAGCGCGGTTTTCCTAAAGCAAGTGGCCGAAGTTAAAAAGGAATATGAAGCTGGTGCCTATGATTCCGACCCGTCTCGGAAAGCTGCCGTTGAGGCACGGTTGCGCAAGTACGGTCTTATCCAATAAAGACAATGCCCGACGCATTTGATGCCTTGTTGGAAATGGAGGGCGGAACGGTAAAGAAAACCGATGCGTTTGATGCCCTGCTGGCGATGGAGGGTAATGCTACCCCAAAGCCTCTGAGCGTCTCGGAAGCCGCCAAGGATCAAAGCTTCAATCCCGAGCTTCACGCCGCGCAATTTGAGCCCGGAGATGAGGAGTACGAATACGCTTTCAATGTAGACCAATCACTAAAGAACCGCCCCTTCTCTGAGAAGGTAGCCGCGATGCACCCGATTGACGCCACCGGGCACGCGTTGGGAGGGGTCTGGAGATTCATCAAGGGGCTGCCGAGCCTTGGAGCGAACATCGTCCAGCAGGGATATTATGGAGCCACGGGAAATCCAGATTTAGCCACCAAGCGCGGAGAAGTCGCCTTGGCCGCACAAGGGGCGGAACAGGATACCCGCGAGCTATTGGAGGCCACCGCAGGGAAGGCTTCAGGCGCAATGCAAGACGAATCGGCGTTGCGCGGATTGGAGGAAGAAGCGCAACTCAATGCCTTGGCGGGAGGATCTGGAAAAATAGATCAGGCCGAAGTGAAGCGGATTCAGGATGCTGCCGCGCGACGTGATTTTCAGCGCAGGGTGGAAAATGCTCGAACCAATCTTAGCCTATCGCAAGGCAGGCCCGTAGATAGCGGGGTGGTGAACACCCTATATAAAGGGCTGGGTGATATGGCGGGGGAAGGGTCGAATCTTACCGAGGAATACTCGCCCGAAGCTTTGAGGGAAGTTGGGGCCGCGCCAGCCGATCTTTCGACCGTCGAGAATGTACGCACCTTTGCGAACCCTGTGAATTTGGCCTTGGCGGCAGCGCCGGGGTTGCCAGGGGCAGCCAAAGCAGGCGGGGCGCTAACAACCCTTACCGGCAAAGCTTTGCAAGTCCCCATGATGGGATTGGAAAAGGCGACCGAGATAATTGGTAGAAAAGCGGGTTCCGCTGGACTTTTTACAAAAGTAGCAGGCGGTGCGGCAACTGGCGTTGGATTGGCTGAAGCAGCCCCGCATTTAATTAACCATCTGCCACTTGCGGCCAAAGCCGCTGCCGTTGGACTTACGCTTAAGGGCGCACAGAAGATCGGGCAAGCACTGGAAGCCCAAGGCAAGGAAATGATAACGGGGGCACCCAGCGAACTTACCTCGCGCGTAGCGGCTGGCCGCTTGGCCGGAGAAACCGATCTAAGGGCGCTGGCGGGAATGAAGATTGGGAACACCGCCGCCACGGGCGCTGCTACCGCCGTGGGCTTTGCGCCCTTGAATGCCGCCCTATCAGAAGGCGATCCGCAGGAGTTCATGGAGTCCACGATGGGGGCAGCGGCTTTTGGTGGAACCTTTGCCGCGCTCAAATCCAATCGTCCTATACTAGTTGAGGCATCCCGACCCGTCTGGCGAGATGAAGGACGCAGAACGCTTGATACTAGCTCCGAGGTAGGCAAGAAATCCCTTTCCTACATTCAATCACTTTCGCCTGAGGCGCAGGATCGAATCTTTGAAGTGATGGGAGTTTTACAGGGAATCAAGACCAAGGGAGTCAAAGGCGAAGAGGGCGTTTCACAATTTTACCCGCTGGGCGAAGCTGACTATAACGCCGCGCGAGATGCCCTAGGTGGAGACGGGCCGAGGGGCCGAGGCTACTTCATTGACTCGAACGGTCGCGCGATCCTCAATGCCGATATTCACCAAGGCTCCGAGGATTTGGCGCATACGATGGGACACGAAGGCGGACACGTAGTTTCCGCGATCCTCAACGCGGCAGGAGCGAAAGGCGGGGCAATTCACGAAGGGTTGCTAAGTGAAGCCAAGAAAGGACTCTTCGAAGACGGGAAGCCGACCGAAGAGTTTAGGAACTTCATCGAAACCTATAATCGGAACTTCGACAAATCCGGCCAAACGGAAATTCTGAAAGCAGACGATCCGCTGGCGCTGGAAGAATTCTTGGCCGAGCAATCGGGCAGAATCATCGCGGGCGAGGGATTGGATTTCGCGCTACCACAAAGCCTCGCGGAAAAGATAGAGCAAAGCGCAGGCAGATTCGCCGCCAAGTTCCTTGGGATCGACACGCGCAAGGTCGGAAAGCAGACCAGCTATCTAAACAAGGACGAAATCGGCAGCGTAACGGAAGCGATGCGGGAGACGTTGCGCCAAGTCTCGCAATTGCCACGCGTGGAAAGGGCGGAAGCGCCAGAAACCCCGGTTCCCGAAACCGTAACCCCCTCAACCCCAGCACCTTCCGAGACGAAATTAGCAAATTTGTCAATTTCACAGGCTGACATCTCCAAGGCGATGCAGGCCGTTGGCATACCCAAGAAGGAAGCCGATCTTTGGGCGGCGCAAGCACAAGGGGATACGCTCTCGGATGCGGTAGCCAACGCCCTTGCGCAACGTGCCAGCCAAAAAGTCCCCACGCAAGCTCCCGTCCCGCTTGCGCAAGGCGTGCCCATTGAACCGACTCCCGCTCCCACGGCACAACCCTTGGCGAGTGTCACGCCAGCCGTGGAAGCGTTAGGGCCACTCACGAAAACCGATGTTGCGATCAAAAGCGCGGAAACTCCTCTACCGCTCGCTCCTGAAGCAGCACCACTCGATACTCTTGCTAGTCCGCAGGCTCCAGAAACTAGACGGAACTCTCCCATTCTTCCTACGCCGGAAGAAGTGCAAAATATTGCAGCGCAGGCAGAGCAAGTGGCCGTAGCGAGTCCCGAGTACCAAAGAGCACGCACCGATACTGGAAGGGCGAGAATAGCCCGCCAAGCCCGACTAAACGCCCTTCTGGACGCCATTCCAGAGGACGCCGCTGGATTGCGTCGTGTCACAGACCCATACGGCGAGACGCAAGTGATCGGGGAAGTCGATCCATCGAACCCCATCCATCAAGCCATCCTCACCGAAAGCGGCTTGAGCCCCGAGGCCATTTCCAAGGTTCAGCAATTCCAAAACCTCAAAGGCAAGATCGGCTATGTCGATTATCTTTCCGCCGAGAAAGAGGGCGTAGTCGGGGAAGGCAGGGATTTAGACTTCACCGCCGAGCAGCGCCGGAAGGAATACGAAGCCTCCACGCCCGAGGAAAGGGCGGCGGGAGTCGGCAAAGCCACGGAGCAGAAAAACAAGGGCTTCCTCTACCTGTTCACCAAGCTGACCAACGATGGCAGGCCGAATCTCTTCGGCTATTCGGTGGATAAATTCCTGTCCAACACCCGTCACGTTCTGGATGCCGCGAAAGAGAACGGCTTGCTTACGGGATACGAAGGATTGACCGGCCCCGAACTAGACGCCGCGATTCTAAGGGACGTGCAAACCCGTGCGCGCAATCATCGCAACGGCTACAAGGCGAACGGGGAGCCGATCAGAACTTTCCCAGACACCGGCACGCCCAAGAATCCAGATGCGGTGGGTGAGTCATTCCAAGGCGCAGCACCCGAGCAAGCCAAGGCCAGGATGCTAACCTTGAACGCGGCGGAAAACTACAATCCCGCCACCGCAACTTATAAAAAGAGCCAAGCCCAAGCTAGATACGAGCAAGCGATAGCCGATTATGAGGCCGCGATTGCCAGGGGCGAGAAACCCAAGAAGCCACGCAAGCCCTCCGAGCTAACTGAGAAAGCCCGCGCGCAAGAACAGGAAGCCCAAGCCCTCGCGGGAGAGAATGAAGGCTATGTAAACCCCGAGACAGGCGAAACGAATCCCTTGCGCGATGCCTTGGTGAAGAATGGTTTTGAGCCCGAGAATGTTTTGGAGCCCGTAATCGAGCAGCTTCGACCCGACCTAATTACCGAAATCAGGAGCGATCCGAACGAAGCAGATATAACCGTTCGCCCATCGGGATTCGACGTGAACCGTGGCGAGATTGTGAGCGAAGGGACGCCAAACGCCAAGTTCACGGCAGCCGGGTTTCTACCCGAGGAGGCTGGCGCAACCAATTCCAAGGAATTCAAGGAATGGTTTGGGGATTCCAAGATTGTAGACAAAAAGGGCGATCCATTAATTGTCTATCACGGGACGCCAAATAAGTTTAACGCTTTCAACAATAGATTCGTGCGTGATTCGCTTGGGTTCCATTTTGGACTGACCAAGCGGCAGGCTTCTGGAAGGCTGGGTAGGAGAAAGGAAAAAGGCGGAGTCATGGAGGTGTATGTATCCGTTAAGAATCCCCTCGAATTAAAGGACAGGGGTGGATGGACTCGGGATGTGGTAATTCGAGAGATAAACGACAAAACGGGCCTTAACATTCCAGAGAATCTGAGCGAGAAATATAACAGCCCGAAGCGCGATCAAATCATCGTTGACGCCTTGAAGTCCAAGGGGTACGACGGGATAATTTACGAGAATGTAGGTGAGGGAAAAGAGGGTGATAGAGCGGTAATCGCCTTTGATCCTACTCAAATCAAAAGCGCAACCGAAAACACGGGCGCATTCGATCCCACGAATCCAGACATCCGCTTCCTCCCCGAAGAAACAGACAAGCTAGGCTTCTACTCCGGCTTGGGAAAGATCGTCAAAGAGAAGATCCCCAACCGCGCCAGCGCCGATCAAATCGCGGGCTCACTCGGGGAGTACATCGTTGAAAAGGTCACGAAGGACGAAAACGGTAAGGATAAGGTGCAGACTCTCGGGAAGTTTTCTCTCTTAAATAAAGATGGGGCGGATGCTCTCGCGAGCAAAGAGGGTGGCAGAGTAAAGTTTCAAGGCAAGCAAGAGGGAATCCGAGAAGAGGAAATCGACATGCTAGGTTTGGCGGAATTCCTGAAGACCAAAGATGGCCCTGTCACCAAGCAGGAGCTTCAGGACTTCGTGAAGGCAGGCGGGGTGCAACTCGTGGAAGTTGCGAAGGGAATGGATATTCGCAAGAAAGCGACTAAGGATTTTCAGGATATTGCCGATAAGTTTCGCGAAAAAGAATTTCGATTAGGGGTCGGGAAGTCGTGGGATGACATAACGGTTACGGACCCATACACCGGAAAGCCTGCTGATATTCCGAAAGAATTGGAGCAATATATCCCGAAGGCCAAGGAGCTGTCTGGAATAGTTACCGGAGAGAGCGGGAGTGGAAAAGTTGAGCCACCCAAATTCTCTCAATACCAACTCCCCGGAGGAACGAACTACAAGGAAGTGCTTTTGACGCTGCCAAGTAGGCCGATGAGCTTCGATCAGTTCAAAGCCGAGAAAGCTAAAGAAGGCATTACTAACGAAGAAACCCTGCGGCAGTGGCACAGAGCGTACTCGCCAAAGGAAGGTTTCAAATCCTCCCATTGGGACGAACCCAACGTGCTCGCCCACATCAGACAAGCAGACCACGTAGACACACAAGGGAGAAAGGTCCGCTTGATTGAGGAGATTCAATCTGATTGGCATCAGAAGGGGCGGAAAGAGGGGTATGCGAGTGACGGGATTCCAGATGGATACAAGATTGAAAAGCTGACAGATGATCACTTTGTTTTGAAGAACGAGCGCGGAGAGGTAGAGAGCAACTATTTCCCGATAGAGTCTCATCGTGGCAGCGATGAATATGCCAAGCGGTTCTTTGAGCGTGATTATAAAGAAAAAGGCGTGCCAGACGCCCCCTTCAAAAAGACTTGGGCAGAACTAGCCTTCAAGCGAGCCCTACGCCAAGCAGTAGAAGACGGGGCCGAGGTGATTGCCTGGACGCCCGGTGAAAAGCAGGCCGAACGCTACGATCTAAGCAAAGTTTACGAAACCATCGATGCCGAGAATCTTGGGGATGGAAAGTATGTGATCGAAGCCCGTGGCAAGGGCGGTGAGTATTTTAAGGAAACCTACGCGGCGGAAAAGCTTCCAGATGTACTAGGCAAGGAATTGGCCGAAAAGATCATCAATCGCCCACCACGGCCAACCAAGGAGCAAATCTTGGACGCCAAGGAGGAGTATGATGAAGCTAGGAAAAAGTGGCGCGATGACGGCAGCAACGAAAGCGAAATTGCATTCAAGGAGGCTCGCAGGAAATTCAACGACTTGCTTGCGGAAGATACATCCGTTCAATCGTTTTCTGGCGTGGATTTGAAAGTTGGCGGCGAGGGGATGAAAGGGTTTTACGACAAAATCCTCCCTGACTTCGTGCGGAAGTATGTCAAGAAATGGGGAGGGAAAGTCGAGGAAGGAAATGTAATGCAGGCAAAGGGATCTCCCGAGAAGTTCGTGGTAAGAGATAGATTCGGAGTGGCGGGGCCGCAATACAACACCAGAGCAGAGGCGGAAAGCAGGCTCAAATCCAGCCTTGAATACTACGGTGGAGACATTGTGGAGCAGCCTCGCGAAAGAGATATATCAACTTCCGTTTGGAGCGTCACGATCACCCCTGAAATGCGTGAAGCAGTCATGCAAGGACAGCCGATGTTCCTGCCGGAAGGAAAGGGCGAAGCGCCCGCGATCAACCCTCCCAAACCACCCGTAGAACGCCTCAGGTTGCCCGTAGCGCCACTTTCCGGCCTCAGGCGGGACGATGTAGCCAAAGAGGAGAAAGGGCCGCTGGCGGGGCTTTCGCTCGCGCGGTAAAGAAAAAGGCTTGCGGATTCCATCGTTGGAATGTAAAAGGGGTGAACCATGAGCAAAGCAATCCCTGAAGATAAGAAGTTTAGATCATTCGATCCCCGTGGATCAACCCCATGCGGATGGACTTCCCGCGCGTCAGCTTTAGAGAATATCAACTGCGAGGGAGAGATTGAGCTTTCCGAGGAAGAGGAAACGAGGGCATTATTCCACTCTAAGGCGTGGAAGGTAACGGATGGCGGTGGAGTTTTTCGTGGGTGGCTTGAGGAACGATTCACCACGGGATCGCGTCGGAAGGCATAATTGACAAATTTGCTAATTATGAGCCATAGCTACGAAGGATTTCTACAGGAGAAGACGCAGTTGGGTGGATTCCATGGATTCGATCCTATCTGGATGCCAGATTTTCTCTTCCCGTTTCAGGCCGCGCTGGTGGATTGGGCGGTGAGGAAAGGACGCTCGGCCATCTTCGCTGATTGCGGCCTCGGAAAATCGCCAATGCAATTGGTTTGGGCGGAAAACGTGGTGCGCAAAACGAACGGGCGAGTTTTGGTTTTAGCGCCCCTGTCTGTCTCTCATCAAATCGCCCGCGAGGGAGAAAAGTTTGGCATCGAGTGCCATGTATGCCGCGACGGGAAATTGAACGGGAGTAAAATCGTGGTGACGAACTACGAACAGTTGGACAAATTCAGCCCGTCAGACTTCGTGGCCGTGGTGTGCGATGAAAGCGGAATCCTGAAGAACTTCGACGGCAAGACCAAGGCGGCGATCACGGAGTTTATGCGCACTCTGCCATACAGGCTGCTTGCCACCGCCTGCGCCGCGCCAAATGATTATATCGAGCTAGGTACATCGAGCGAAGCCGTGGGTGATATGGGCTACATGGATATGCTCGGCAAGTTCTTCAAGGCCAACAACGGCAGCCTGCATCCCATGCACCACACGCGGGCAATCAAGGGAGACAAGTTTCGCTTTCGCGGTCACGCCGAACGGGACTTCTGGCGCTGGGTTTGCTCATGGGCGCGGGCCGTGCGCAAACCTTCGGACTTGGGATTTGAGGACGCGGGGTTTGATCTGCCACCGCTGAATATTGTCAATCACGTCATTAATATGGAGATTATCCCCAGCGGGGAACTATTTCCGATCATCGCGCAAAACCTTTCCGAGCAACGGCAGGAACGCCGCGCCACCTTGGATTATCGGTGCGAGAAAGCCGCCGAGCTAATCAACGCCAGCGAGGGACCAGTGATCGCATGGTGCAACCTAAACGACGAAGGGGATTTGCTGGAAAAGCTGATTCCCGATTCACGGCAAGTTACGGGCGCGCGCGGTCAGACAGATGAGGAGCGCGAGGAAATACTTTGTGATTTCGTGGATCGTAAAACCCGCGTGCTGATCGGCAAGCCTTCCGCCTGTGGGTTTGGGCTGAACTTTCAGCATTGCGCCCACCAGACCTTTTTCCCCACGCATAGCTTTGAGCAATGGTATCAGGCGATTCGCCGGTCCTGGCGCTTCGGCCAGAAAAACCCCGTGACGATTGACGTGGTAACATCCAAGGGCGAGGAAATCGTTTTGAAGAACCTGCAACGCAAGGCGCGCGCGGCGGAAGAGATGTTTTCCATGCTCGTAGCCCTTATGTGCAACGAGCTTAAGATCGAAAAAGCCAATCCATTTACCAAGAAGGCCGCGCTTCCCAAGTGGATTTGAAATAGCTATACTTTAGAAACACACCAAATCCATGAGCCTAGTAATCGATCAAGAAATCACCGATAAGTTCGCCCTCTACAATGGAGACTGTATCTCCGTCATGGGGGCGATGCCAAAAGAGTCCATCGATCTTTCGATTTACTCCCCGCCGTTCTGCGGGTTGTATAACTACTCAAGTTCCGAGCGCGACCTTTCCAACTGCCGGAGCTACGAAGAGTTTTTCGCGCATTACGAATTCGTGGTGCAGGAAATCGCCCGCCTTACCAAGCCGGGCAGGCTGACCGCCGTTCATTGCATGGATACCCCCAAGGATGGGGCCAACATCTGCGGTTACACCGATTTCCCCGGAGACATCATCAAGCTTCACGAAAAGCACGGGTTTGAGATGCTGCCCCGCATTTGCATCTGGAAGGAACCGCTCGCCGTGCGCAACCGTACCATGGCGAAATCCCTGGCCCATCGGACCATCGTGGAGGACTCCACCTTGGCAAACGTCGCGGGGGCAGATTACCTGATTCCATTTCGCAAGAAGGGGAAGAACAAGATCCCCGTCACGCATCCAAATGGGCTCATGGGTTACGCGGGAGCGCGCAAGGTGCCGCATGAACTGCTCAAGTTCCGAGGCTATACCGGCAAGCAGACCGAGAACCGCTTCTCCCATTGGATTTGGAGGCAATACGCTTCTTCCATCTGGGACGATATTCGCATTGATCGCGTGTTGCCCTACAAGGAATCCCGCGACCCCGAGGACGAACGCCACGTCCACCCGCTGCAACTGGACGTGATCGAGCGTTGCGTGATCCTCTGGAGCAACCCTGGCGAAATCGTGTTCTCGCCCTTCGGCGGGGTCGGATCGGAGCCGTTCGGGGCTGTGGTGAATGGACGCCGCGCGATTGCGGCTGAACTGAAGCCCGCCTACTACAAGCAGATGAAGAAGAATCTGCCCCTCGCGCTCATCCCGCAGGCCGAGCAGGAAGAACTTCTTTTCCACGATTCGGAGCCCTTGGAAGCGCCATCTTTCGAGACGGAGGAAGCGGAGGAAGTCACGGAAAACGCGTAAATAATAATTAGCAAATTTGTCAATTATCGTGAAGCACAAACCAAGCCAATGAACAAAGTTTCCGAAGCAGCCCGCATGATGGGACGCGCGCGCACCCCGAAGAAGATCGAGGCCGCGCGCCGCAACCAAAAGAAGGCGGTGGCCGCAATCAAGAGGCTCGCGCGTGCGAAAAAGCAGCCTAAAGCGTAAGACGCCCCTGCGGCGGAAAAAGGAACTGAAGCGGTACGCCAAAATCAAGCCCGTTTCGGACAAGCGCCGGATTCAGAATGCGGTCTATGCGCGGGTGAAAAATGCGTATCTGGCGGCGCATCCGATTTGCGAGGTTTGCCTGAAGGCTGGATCAGGTCCATTCTCGCAGTCATCAGACCTTCACCATCGCCACGGCAGGGCTGGCGAGATGCTTTTTGATACACGGTATTTCACTGCGGTTTGTCGCGATCATCACAATTGGATTCACGCGAATTCGAACCGAGCGCGTGAGCTTGGATGGCTGGCGGGGCCGGTGGAATTTGGGCGCTCGCAAAAATAATTGAAAAAAGTTGTTGCGTGAATCCAACGCTTGCGGCATTCTCCAACCGCCATGAGCAAACTAATGAAATCCAAATTCCCCGGAACCTGCCGCGATTGCCATTCCCGCATCTCGCGCGGCGAAACCATTCAATACCACGGACGCAGCCAGGGCGTCTCGTGCGAAAAGTGCATCGGAGATGGCGAAGATGAGGAGATGGTGGACGAAGACGAGGCGGCGGGATTCGAGCGCGGAACGCTCGCCAATGATCGCCGCTTGGCGCGGAGTGGCTTGACGGTCGTTCGCACCGCATACGGAACCTACTCGCAAAACTCGCGGGGCCGTTGCGAGGATGCGCCGTGCTGCGGGTGCTGTAGCTTCTGAACCCCTAGGAGAAAATGAAAGCCTTCTACTATTCACGAGCGGAAATCGCCAAGGCAATTCCGTCCATTTGGTTTGAGTCCAACCGTGTGGCGTTCGTCATGTACGGCGATACGGTTGGCGAGCGGTATCGGTCTGAGGACGGGGAGTATTGGTGGAGAGAATAGGCCAAACGACCAACCCCAAATTTCACCATGAGCAACCCCACCAAATCCGAAACGCTTCGCCCCAAGCAGAATGGCGGCAAATACCGGCGCATCCGCCGCGTGATCGAAACCCTATCTCGCATTCAGATGGAGGAGGGGACCAACGACGCAGGCATAGGAGCCGCCAAGGTGCTTCTCGCCAAAACCCTCTCACGATGGGAGACGCAGGACCGCATTGCGGATGAAATGATCGTCGCCAAGCTGGCCGCGCTGGGGCGGAAATAATTAGAAAATTTGTCAATTTCTCCGATCCCATGCCCAGACTCAACTTTGTTAAAAAGGCCCGCAAAGACGTTCCGAATACGGACATTAAGGCGGGGGAATCATACTTCTGGTGGAAGTTCCGCCACGGGGGTAAGCACACGAGCAAGACCCGCCCTCCACGCTCGCAACTCACCCAATCGGCCTACCTCTCCGCGCTGTACGATCTTCAGGACGGCATGGGAGAGACTCCCACCGCTGCCGATATGGAGGGGGAGCGTGACAACCTACGCGACGAACTGCAAGGGTTCTTGGATGAGCAGCAAGAGCGGCTGGATTCCATGCCCGATCAACTCCGCGAGTCCTCATCCTCCGGCGAAATGCTGCAAACCCGCATTGACTCGCTGGAAAACGCCATCTCCGAGCTTGAGAACGTGGATTGCTCTTTTGATCCTGAGAACAAATCGGAAGAGCAATCCGCCGAGGAATACGAAGAGGAATGGCGCGAGCAGGCGTGGAGTGAAATTCGGGACGCGGTGAACGGCGTAGAATAATTAGCAGATTTTGCATTTATCGTTTGACGGAATCCCATCGTTCGAATAAAACCGAAAACACCATGAGCAAACAAATCAAAACGCGCCGCACGCGCAACCCCAAGACCAAGGAGCAAAAGGGGCGCGAGCAGTGGAACAAGGATTGCGCAAAAATCAACCGAGAGATTCGCCGGAAATGAGCAAATACATCGCACTCCAAGGGCTTGATAACGTGCGGGTTGTCGCCACCGGGCAGGCTCTCCGCGAGGAAGCCTTGCAGAAGACGCGCAAGGTTGCCATCGTCATCGACGAACACTCGCAGCAACAAGCCATCGCCGCCGTCGCCGTCGCCAAGGGGTTGATGAAATCCGTGGAGCAATCCCGCAAGGAAGTGAAAGCGCCACTGCTCGATTGGGGGAAGCAGATCGACTCCGTGGCCGTGGATTTCTGCTCGCCCCTGCACGCCGAAGTGAACCGCCTGGAAACGCTGATCGCCGCTTTCCAGAATCAGGAAGCGCGGCGCGTGGAGGCTGAAAACACGGAACGTCTGAAGCGCCAGATTGCGGAGCAGCAGGAAGCTCTGCGTATCCAGAAAGCGCAGGATGAGGCTTCCCGCAAGGCGATGGAAGCCACCACCGAAAAGCAAAGGCAGACCGCCCTAAAGCTTCAGGCCGAACTCGCGCAACAGCGGGCCGAGCTCGAAATCGAGAGCGCCGAAGCCGAAAGCAATCGCGTCATCGAAGCCCCGAAAGCCGAGGGCGCTTCGGTGCGGCAAACTTACGATTTCACCGTTCTGGACGTGGCTGCACTTTACGCTGCGCATCCCGATTGCGTGAAGCTGGAGCCGAAGAAAAGCGCCATACGCAACCTGATCGAATTCAAGCAAATCAGCGGTGCGAAAATCGAAATCCCCGGCGTCAAGATCAGGGAGGTAACGAAGGTGGCCGTTCGATCCGTGCCCGCTTCCATCGCCCTCGAATAATTAGCAAATTTGTCAATTTCCAAATCCATGAGCACCCATGAAGAACACGCTGCAAATTAAAGTGGCCGAGTTGCGCAAGGCCAACGACAACAAGGCCCAGCGCATCGCAGAGCTTGAAATCGAAGTACGCACCTATCAAGACCATCGCCAACGAATCGAGCAACTGGAAAAGCAAGTTTCGGAAATGTCGGAGTGGAAACAAAAGGTGGTAAAATTGGTTAATTCTTAAATCCATGAGCACATCGAAAGAAACCGGACCCAAAATCTATTCCGCCATGCTTGGCATCCTTCGGGATGTTGAGGCCATCGGAAAGGACATCCGAAACCAGCAGCAGGGATTCAACTACCGCAGCATTGACGCCGTGATGAACGAGCTTCACGGGCTGTTTGCGAAACACGGAGTTTTCTGTATCGCCAGCGCCATCGAGTCTGCGACCACGGAGCGCACGAACAACAAGGGAACGCAGATGCGTTTCACCGTTTCCAAAGTCACCTACAGCTTCATCGCGGAGGATGGGTCAACTGTCGAATCGCAAATGATCGGCTGCGGCATGGATTCGGGCGACAAGTCGGAATCGAAGTCCGTCGCCATCGCGCTAAAGTACGCACTGACTACCGCCTTTTGCATCCCCACGGAGGAGCAGAAAGACCCCGACGCCGAATCCCACGAACTTGCCCCCGATGATCGCTATTCCGACGATGCGATTACCAAGAAAGAGCGCCAGCGTCTCAAAGACCAAGGGCTTGATCCCGAACTCGCGGAACCGGCGTACACCGAGAAGAAACCGCCCGTCAAAAAGGAAGCCGTTCGCAAGAAAGACGGCGCTCTTCCCGATTGGATGACGACCGAACTGAACGCCATCAAGTTCGTCAAGAGCCCTGTGTATCACGGGAAAACACTCGATCAATTCGTTAAGCCGCAACTGAAGGCTATGATTAAGTTTTTCGAGGAAAAGAAGCTGGAGGAAATGGCGACCAACGCGGAAATGAAGCTGGAATACACGCTAGTAAAACGCGCCCTGCAATTCCGCGAGGAAGACGACGACCAAATCCCCGGACTCGCCCGCCCCGAACAGGCGTAATTAGCAAATTTGTCAATTTAACCCAAACCCAAACCAAACCCGAACATGAGCAAGAAAAACATCGAGCTAATCCCGATCAAGAACATTATCACCAAAGACCTGCAATCGCGCGCCTCCCTGAGCAGCAGCGCGATCAAGGACTACGCCCACGATCAGAAAGAGGCGCAGAAAGCCTACATGGAGAAAGCCAAGGACGGCGCGAACGAAGACGATTTCCTTCTCGATCACAACCCGCTCCCGCCCGGCAAGGCGTACCGCAATGGCTCCGGCAAGGTGTTCCTGGCCGAAGGGTTCACCCGCCTTGAATCCACCGTGGAGAACGGCTTCAGTGCCTTCCCGCTGCAAATCCTCGAAGGCGAGAAAGAGGACGCCATCCGCCACTCTGCCGGAGCCAACGCCGAGCACGGCGAGCGCCGGTCGAAGGCCGACAAGAAGCACGCCGTGGAGATGATTCTGGCGCTGCCCGGCTCCAAGGATCTGAGCAACAACGACATCGCCAAGCTCACCAAAACTTCCCCGTGGTTCGTGGAGAAGTGCCGCCCCGTCGCCAAGGCCAGCGTGAAGGGCCGTGGACGCCCGCGCGCCGATGGCACGCCCGCACAGCCCAAGAAGGGCAAAAAGCCCGCCAAGGGCTCCAAGAGCGCCGGAAAGGGCAAGTCCAACCTGCCCGTAACTTCGCCCGATGCGGAGAACTACGAAGCCCCTGACGCCGATCCCGATTTGGACGCTGCCGCCGCGAGCGAGACAACCACCACCGAGACAGCCTTTCCGACCGAGCCCACGCGGACGATCAGTGACGCCGCCGACCGCGCCGCCACTCGCGTCAAGAACGTGATCGGCGGAAAAGAGGGGAAAGCCTTTTACGATGGCATCCTCGACGGATCGCTTGACATTTCCGCTTCCGAGCTTGGCAAGCTCGCGGAACTCAATGACGGACAAATCAAACGCGCTGCCCCGCTGGTGATACAGAACCGGATGAGCTTGAAGAAAGCCGTGGAATTCATGGAGGACACGCTTTCCGACAAAACCAAGGAGGAACTCGCCAACCGCTGCCTCGCGCACGCTGGCAACTTCTCGTTGGATTTCGATGGGTTCCACGTTCAGATTGTCAAAACCTGATCTTTACCAAAATGAAGCGGCGGCGTGGAAGCAGACACGCGATAAGGGTTTGCAGGCGGATACCTTGCTGGGGTGCGAAACCTTGCAAGGATAACCATCCTAATCCCATTACGCACGAATGGGAGAAAAAGCCTACGCCGGAGTAGCGCCCGGCCCGCTTCACCTTTTCCGATAATTGACAAATTTGCTAATTTACCATGTACGATACACCACAAAACATCTGCGGATCGACGCTATCTCAGTGTGAAACTCACAAGCCACTGAGCCCGATTGAGCATCTCTACATACGGCGCAAAAACCTCGAATCCTCGCTGAGTGAGGTGAACGACGCCATCTCCGCATTGGAGAAAAACCCCGAGTTGAGCAACATTCTCCACCTTGTCGGCAAGGCCATCGGCAGCAGAAACTATTAAGCAATTTCTCCCATCGCGCTTTTTCAGGGAAACCTGATGGCGACAAGCAAAGGGATGGCCGCAACCCCGTGAGAAGGCACGGCCCGAAAGCTCGGAATTCGTAAATGCGGATAACAACGTAAAATCCAATAGCCGGGCTCTCCGTTCGTTTGGCGGAACGTAAAACCGACACTCTTTTCTTTTTCTGAAAATCAGTCAAAATCCATGAGCACCAATGTTTATTCCGAGATTCTATCAGCGGGACGCCCAGAACGCCGTCCGTGAGGCGTGGAAGGAGTTTCGCACGGTCCTAGTGACGATGGGGACGGGGGCAGGAAAGCTCTCCATCGCGGCCAAGCAAATCGAGGAATGCGCGGAAATTGGCAAGTGCCTGTTCCTGGCGGATCGAGACGAGCTTTTACGTCAACCTCTGGAGCGGTTCAATCGTGTTGCGGGGTTGATACCTGCACTGGAAAAAGCAGGCGACAAGGCATCCCTAAATGCCAAGGTGGTCGTTGGATCACTCCAAACCCTGAAGCGGGAAGGCAGGCGCGAGCGGTTCCCGCGCGATCATTTCAAGTTCCTGTTCGTGGACGAGGCGCACCGCAACTCGGACGGGGCGGCGGAAATCGTGCAATACTTCGATTCCGCCAAGGTGTGCGCCTATACGGCCACGCCTTTTCGCGCGGGCTTGCGCGACCTTTCCAAGTATTACGAAACGGTAGCTTACGCGATGCCGATGCTGGATTTGATCGGGGAGGGATTTGCGCCCCCGATGAAGGTTTTGACGCTGCCGGTGGAGATTGATATTTCCGGTGTCAAGCAGAGCTATTCCGTGGACGGAAAGGATTTCAACCCCACGGACCTTGCGGGCACGATGGCTCCCTATTTTGAGGCCATCGTGGACTTGCTGAAAGAGCACGTTCCCAATAGCCAAATCATCGCCTCGCTTCCGCTGATAGCGCTCTCTAAAGACTTCGCCACCATCTGCCGCGCCAAGGGGATTACCGCAAGGCACGTTGACGGCAAAAGCGAGGATCGACACGAGATAATACACGCCTTCTCCCTGAAGCGTTTCCAGCTTATTTGCTGCGCCGATCTGCTCTCGACCGGCGTTGATATTCCAACGGCGGATTGCTACCTAAACCTTTCCCCCACCCGTTCGGCGGTCAAATACCAGCAATTTGTGGGCAGGGTTATGCGGGTGCTTCCTGGCGTCATTGACCATCTACCGGAGAAAGATCAAGCCGAGGAAAGGAAAGCATGCATTGCGGCCAGTGAGAAGCCCTACGCTACCATTCTGGATATGTTGCTACAGGACGGGGAACTAGGGGTAATGCGCCCCGGTCATCTCGTGGCGAATTCCGAGGAAGAAGCACAGACGATTTACGGAGCCACCAAGAAAGTTCGCAGCCCCGAGGATTTACAGGAAATTGCGCGCCGCGTTTTGGAGGATCGCGAACAGCAGCTAGTGCGCAGGCTGGAACGGGCGACCGCACAGACGGGCGGAAAGGTGCTTTCCATCGAGCACGTTGGCGCGTTGCTCCATTCCCGCAAGCTGCTCCATTACGAGCCCGTTTCCAAATGGGAGGAAAAGGAAGTATCGCAGCCGCAGGCCCAGCTTTTGCATAGATTTGGAATCAACCCCGAGGGCATCCAAACAAAGGGCGCGGCCAGCGTCTTGATTGGCGAACTGATCGACCGCAGGACGCGCGGGCTTTGCACGTTCAAGCAAGCCGAATACCTAAAGCGCCTTGGACATACCGCGCCGGAAACGGTTCCGTTCTCACAAGTGAACGCCGAAATCCAGCGTCTCCGTTCGGGTGGATTGGTGCCCGCATAATTGACAAATTTTGCATTTAATGGGTGACAATCGGAACGGTTGTGGCATAATCTCGGAACCATGAGCGAAACCAAAGAAGAGAAGGGGTATGAGTGGAATTGCAAAAGGTGCGGAATTCTTTTTGCGCCACCGTGGAATGATACTCTGAAAAAGTATTCTCAGTTTTGCGGAACGTGTCAGGTGAAAAACCTTTTGCAAGGGCTCGGAATAACAAACAGAGAGCTTAGTGGGGGCTTATTTGAGGGTTACGGAATTGAGGAGAATAAGCCGTGATCGTTCAACCATTGGGCCGGTTGTTCTTCCTATGTTCCAGCGAGAGCAAAAAAGATATTTGGTATGTCTGCGACCTTGAACCGAACGAAACCCACAGCAGCCGGTGCAACTGCCCCGCGTGGGTCTTCAATGTAAACCGCCCGTGCAAGCATCTTCGGCGGTGCTGCGATTATATCCGCCGTCTCTGCGAGCGCGAAGCCAAGAAGACCAAACCAAAGGCCAGAATCTACCGCCTGAAGAAATCCGAAGAACGCAAATTCCGAAAGCGCCAATGAGCAGGCAAATTGATTTAACAAAGCTAGGCTTAATGGATCAAACGCGCGCCATGGCGTGTGCAGATTTATTACTTCAGAACCAGCATTCCGACGAATGCCCCGTACGAAGCGGGGCGTCTATTTCATGCGTACTACCATTTGCGTGCTGCGTTTTCGATGAATTCGAAGTTTTGAATTCCGAGTTAGAAATCCTTAAAAACCAATAACCAATGAAACTAGCAACAACCGAAATCGACTCAGAACAAATCGTACACAAAGAAAAGGGGAAGAAATTCTACTTCGACCTGTGCGAGAACGAACGGGGAACGTACCTGCGCATCCGCGAAGTCTCCCGCTACGGTAAATCCGGCATGGTCATCATTCCAGCGGACATTCTGCTCGACGTGATCGACATTCTGGAAGACTTCAGGACGCAGGTTACCGTGGCCGAATGATTCCGCAATTCCAGACGGTACTCTCGGAGCGCGGCGACTGCATTTGTTGACAAACCAAAGCGAATTGGTTACAATCCATGAATGAAACTACTCGAAAAAATCCGCACGCCGTTGCCCTTGGCAGACTTGGAGGCTCTGTGCGCTCAGATAAAAAAGCGGAGGCCGTGCGGAAGAACGGGGCGATGGGAGGCAGACCTAAGAAGCAAAAAAAGGACGCGCCCACCAAGCGGAGGAACAACCTCAACGCCAATTAATATTGCCATAGAGAAATTTGTGAAAAGACTCAGGCCGAATGGAGGGTGCTTAATTCACCCATTAACAAAGAGCCATTACTACCCATCAATTTCGATTGGAGGAGTGCAAGTGAAGGGGAATCGGCTTTCTTGGATTTTATTTAAAGGCCCAATCCCTGAGGGTATGTTCGTGCTACATCATTGCGACAACGGAGCTTGCTGTAATCCGGATCACTTATTTATTGGCGACAACTCGGATAATATGAGAGACAGATGGGAAAAGGGCCGGTACAATACGGTGCCTCGCGGACAAGAGGTTAACACGTGCAAGCTAACACCGTCCCAAGTGATAGAAATTCGGCGTAGAATATCTAATGGTGAGAGGATGGCTCCTCTCTCAAGAGAGTTTGGAGTTAATAAATCCGCCATTCGCCTTATTAAAATAGGTCGAAACTGGAAACACCTTTTATGATTCCGGCTCTACAGCGAGACAACCAAGAATGCCTGTCAGCCTGCTTGTCGAGCTTGCTGGAAATCAAGATCGAGGACGTTCCCCGCTTTCACGAAATGGACGATGCAAGCTGGTGGGCAGCTTTACAGGATTGGCTTTGCTCGATGGGACTGCAATTCGTGATGGTGTCCCTACCCGAGAATATGCCCTGGTTTCAGATCTCGTATTCCGTGGAGTGCCTGCTGATTGGGCACACCGAGAGCGGGGTAAATCACGCCGTGGTTGGACGATGCGAGGGCGATCAATTTATTTGCACCTTCGATCCGCTCACGGGAGGACCGCCGCGCATAGCCTCCATCGAGTACGTTGCCTTCCTGATGCCCCGGATAACGCGCCGCTTTACATAATTGTAAAATTTGTTAATTATGAAGACGATCATTGCGGGCTCAAGATGTTACGGATACGAGGAAGTTTGTCGCGCCATGCGAGAATACGCCGAGGAAGTAACGGAGGTAGTTTCCGGCACCGCTCGCGGCGTCGATCAAGGAGGCGAGCTTTGGGCCAGCGTGCAAGGCAGGCCGGTTAAACGATTCCCTGCCGATTGGGATACCTACGGAAAAAGCGCGGGGCATAGGCGCAATGCTGAGATGGCAAAATACGCGGACGCCCTGGTGGCGATTTGGGACGGCAAAAGCCGTGGGACCGCCAATATGATTTCCGAGGCCCGCAAACGCGGGTTGGTGGTGTTCATTTACCTTCCGAGGTGATGCGCCAGCCCCTCACCGAAACGGATGCGCTTATGATGGCGCAAAAATCGGAGACAATGAGGCGCTTAAACCCCCATTTGGCGCAACCAGCGCCCCGTGTAGCCACTTTGGCGGGATCGGAGGGGCATTGCGCCCCAAGCGGGGTAAAAACGCCCACAACGGGCAGGAAGGGCAAAAAACGGCGGGAAATGAACAAGATCGAGGCTGAATTCTCCTTTTTGCTTCAGGCGCGCGTGAATCGCGGGGAAATCGTTAGCTTCGATTATGAGGGAATCACCCTCCGATGGGCGGACGGAATGAGGTATACCCCGGATTTTACCGTGGTGCAAAAAGTGGAAATGTCATCCGACGATCACGCGGGCTTGGCAGCCGCCATCCGTCTGTTGCTGATTGAGGTAAAGGGAGCCTATTGCTGGAAACAGGACTTGGTGAAATACCGAGCCGCCAAAGCCAATTGGCCCCTATTCCGTTTTGAGTTTTGGGAGAAGATTGACGGTGTTTGGCAAATAACAAGATAGCCATGAAAAAACAATGCGAGTTTAGCCAATGCCGTAAATACCGCTATACGCTTTGGCGATCAATCGAATCAACGGGAGATTTATTCGACGGATGCAACGATGGCGAAAGGGGGCAGCGGCTGGATGAATATTTAATGGTGATAGGACTCAATCCGTCAACGGCAGATGAGAAGTTGGACGACCCCACAATAAGGCGTTGCGTGAGTTTTGCAAAGCAATGGGGGTTTGGCGCTCTATGCATGACGAATCTTTTCGCCTATCGCGACACGCAACCATCAGGCATGATGGCGCAAGCCGACCCCATCGGACCAGATAACGACCAATGGCTAATGAAATGCGCTCGGGAGGCTGGAATGATCCTGGCCGCATGGGGTAATCACGGCGCTTTTATGGGAAGGGATAAGGCCGTCATGGGTATGATCCCAAGCCTCTACGCCCTTCGTAGGAATAAAGACGGAAGCCCGCAGCACCCTCTTTATGTTCCACAAGACACCATTCCCGAAATAATGTCTTGCCAATAAGCACGGCTTCTGCAATCCTTCCCCTGACCTTGGCCCTAGTACGCAAGCTTCTCATTGCTCATGGTAAGCGCGCCGGAACGGGCCAGGGTTGCCTTTTCGGTGAAAGCCCGGTATAAAAGCCCACTCGATTGCCTCTTGCTCAGACTCATCGAGTGGGCTTTCTTTTTCATCTTCCCGAGTCCTCTGGAACCCTTGCAAATGGCTTGCTATGGCAATGGAGTGAACGTCCTATCTGGGGTTTCGCATCGGTGGTTTGTGGATCAGCAAACCATGCGGCCAATGCGAGGGTGTAGTCGCGTTGTGAGGCTCGGGAACTTTCTTTCAAAAGGGTATTGCCAATGCGCGCCGCATAGGGTGTAATACGCGAACCATAAGCAACGCCTTTGTCCGGCGATAAAGTCCAAGTACATTGAATTCAATCATAAACATTCAGGCCGGTCTTCTCTCCACTGCCGCATTTTCTTGGGCGGGGACAACCTTGGAGTTGAAGATCGGCCTAAGTGTTTACAGATGAAAGCCGAAGAACCGAAACGCGTATTTACGGGGGTGTGGATTCCGAGGGTTGTTTGGGAGGACAAGGAATTGACGTGGATGGAGAAGTGTTTATTTGCGGAAGTGCAAGCCCTGGATCAAGGCGAGGGCTGCTATGCCTCCAATGGGTATTTCGCTCAGTTGTTTTCCTCATCCGATAAAAGCATCTCAAACCAACTCTGCAAGCTGACGGAAAGAGGGTATATCAAAACGATCAAATTCAACGGAAGGAAGCGGTGGATTCGCGCGACCACCCCAGAGGAGAAGACGGAAATCCGAATCTCTGCGGCCAACGGCGTACAAAAGAGGAAAACTTATAAATACCAGATTCCACCCACAGGTGGAAGCAGACTCCACCCGCCAGTGGATGCTGCCTCCACTCCTGAATGGATGCTGCCTCCACCCACAGGTGGAATAGAGATAATAGAAGAAAGAAAAGAAGAGAACATAGTAGAGAAAAATGGCGCGGCAAAGGCCGACGCCAAGGTTTTTCGCCAGCTTTGGATCGAAGCTTTTCAAAAGCACCGCAAATGCCAATATCTTCACGGAGGGGCCAAAGATGCCGTAGCGGCACTAAAGCTGGTGGGCGAATCTGGCCTTACCCCTCAACAACTCATCAACCTCGCCATATCTGCATGGGAGAGAGCGGATATCAAGGGAGACGGATACACCCTATGCAAATTCGCCGTTTCGATTGCAGGCTTCTCTTCCAAATTCAACGAAATCCGCTCCGAGCTATCCAACGGAAAAATCAACGGGATTACGCAAGGCGTCCCGCTCAGAAACGAAGAAATACCACTTGTGGAGATTTACGAATGACCCCCGAACAATTCGCCCAAAAGAAAGCCGAGGAAGAAATAGAAGCCTGCGACTTTTCCGGCCTGGAAAAGCAACTGGCGGAAATGCGCGCCCGCTTCAAACCAATGTCAGAGGAGGAATACCAAAAGCGGACGTGGGACAAGATCATCGTGCCTGAATTGGAAACCCTAGGCATTCCCAGCGAGCACCGAAAGAAAATCGAGAAGTGGGGGAACACCGCACAGGAAAAGGTCTTTCGGGAAGTGCGGGGAATTTGCCAACTTAAACAGGGGTCGATTGTGGCCCTGGTTGGGAACCGTGGCACCGGCAAAACCACCATCCCCATTCAGATCATGCGGGAGCGCGCGGAGTATTGGCACAAGTTCTACAACGCCACCAGCGCCGAGCGCCAAGGATGGGAAGCTCCATTGGATCGCGGAATGTATATCAAGCTCCTTCGCCTATCCTCCATGTTCAAGCCGATGTTCGCGGACTTTGGCACCACGCAAACCGTCCTGCCGGAACTATTAGAGAATTGGTCCCGCGTGCCATTGCTGGTGATTGATGAATTACACGAAGTGGACGACCTTAAAACCACTTACCGATTTTTGACCGATCTGCTTGATCGGCGCTACGGGAACAAGGTGCCCACTGTCATCATTTCCAACCACAGCGGAGAGCAATTTACCAAGACCCTGAATCCAAGCTGCCTCTCCCGCATCTCGCAATACGGGAAGATCATCGAGTGCAAATGGAAAAGCTGGCGGAACCGATAATTGACAAATTTGCTAATTATCGGCCCTTCGAGTAAGCATAAAGAGTGCCAACCACACCAAAAAGCAGCGCGAATAATTCTTTCGCTCCATCGTTGACAATTCCAACGCTTGCGACACAATTCCCGCCACCATGAGCAAAAACACCAAAAAGGAGCAGCGTTAATTTATGGGCTGCGACATCCACTGTTACATCGAGTACAAACGTGCTGAATCCGAGCACTGGAGCGACTTCGGAGGAAGGATCAACCCTGGCCGAAATTATTGGATGTTCGGCGCAATGGCGGGGGTTCGCCGAGAGGATCTCGCCTTCATTGATCCGCGTGGCGTCCCGAACGATATTGCGTATCATGCGTTCAATGATTGGACGATCTATGTGAGCGACGATCAAGCCGAAGATTACAAGCATGTCGATGGCGAAACGTATTACTCAAAGGCACACGCCTCCGCTTACGTCGCCAAAGGTTATTGCCAATACTTCGAGCGCAACGGTCACAAGGATCGCTGGGTTACAAATAGCGATTGGCATTCGGCGTCATGGCATACCTCTGATGAATTCGAGTTGGCGATTGCGACCTATCTAAAAGCCTCTGGATTCCAAGTGGGAGCGCTTCGCCTAAACGGCCCATCAGAGGCATCGAAGCTTTCGGTTTTGCCGGGAACCGATGCCGGTTATGCACTTTCGTGCATAACGGAATACTGGGCAATCCTTGCCGCGATGCGGTGCTTTGAAATGCAGGGGCATAAAGCGCGACTTGTATTTTGGTTCGATAACTAACCCTTTAATTTAACAACCACCATGAAGCTGACCATTAAAACCGAATCCCTCCGCAAAGCCCTTACGCTCGCCGCCGCCATGCCAGGGGGCGCGATCACCGATGAGCAAATCATCCGCTTCCAAGCGGAGAAAGGAAAGCTCACCGCCACAAGGTTGAATCAAACCTCCCTGATTCACGCCTACGCCGAATCCAAAACCAAGAAGGGAGGAGCGGTCAACGTGGACTCGAAAACGATGGGCGAAATGCTCAAGGAAATCACCAGCGAGGAAATCGAACTGGAAGCCAAGGGCGACATCCTGTTTTTGACGGCGGGGAAGGCCGTGGGCAAATTCAAGACCGTGCCGGATGAGGTTTTGACCAAAGCCCCCGCCGAGGACAAATCAGCCCGCGATCTGATCTTCAAAGCCGGGCAATTGAAAACCCTCTTGGAAGTGGTCACGCCCGCGATGGGCACCGAGGCCCAAAAGCGCCCCTTCGCGCAAGGGGTTACCGTGCAAAACTTGGGGGACGGAAAAGGCGTGCAATTCATTTCCTCCGACTCCCGCCGCTTCCATCTGGCGGAATCCGGCTTGGATGAGGAGATCCACGAACTGATTCCCGATTCGGTTTGTAACGCCTTGCTCAAGATTCTTGCGGCCCTGGAGGCGCAGGCGGATGTGATGTTGGGCTTTAATGAGAACGCGGTCTTTTTCAACGGCGCGACGTGCGAGTTTCGCTCCGCGAAAGCCGAAGTGACCCCGTTCGATTACACGAAGTTTCGCCCCATGATCGAGTCTCAATCGGACTCGGAAATCACGATCAACAAAGCGGCCCTGATTTCCGCTGTGAAACTCGCAACCCCATTTGGCTTCAATGTCAGCAAGGTGATCGGCCTGAACATACGAAAGGGGGAACTGGAAATCGAGGCGAACACCGAAAAAGGCGCGGAGTGCAATCAATCCGTGGAGGGAAAGGGCAAAAACGAGTCCCAAACCCGAATTTCGGCCCCGTACTTCATGCAAGCCCTATCGGCCTGTAACGGCTCGGAAAAGGTCACCCTGAGGCACCTAGCGCAACCGGAGGCCATCTGCATCAAAGACGACGACCGCTTTTTGCTCGTGATGGCGATCCGAGATGCGCGCGCGGCGGAAGCCAAAGCGGAAGCCCCCGCCGAGACAGCCGAATAATTAGCAAATTTGTCAATTTATGGAAACAACCGAAGTAGTTTGCCGGAAGTGCAAAAGGGAGTTTATTCCAAGCTTCCGTTTTGATTTCTACCAAGACGATAAAGATGGGCCGGGGACGGGGCTTTGCGAAAGGTGCATGATGAACGAGGTTTTTAACGCCGACCCCGTTGATATTCCCAGCGAAGAACATCGGGACAAGGTATGCAAAATGGGGAAAGGCCGAGAAACCTGCGTTTTCCTTATCGTTCACCCAGAACGCGGAATTCAGTGTGCTCTTGGGAGTGGGCTCAATAACACCATCGTATCTAAAGCGAAATCGGGTGAGATTAAATCTAGGTGCATAAATTGCGAAGGAAAGCACGGTAACTTCAAGATCAAAAATCCCCCATTCGATTACGACCTAATCAAAAAGTGACTGCCCGCGAGTTTCGCCAGATCATAGAGAAAAAAGGGAAGTGCGAAGCCGTGCGCCAAAGCGGCTACAAGTGCAAGAGTTTGGAGGAAGCGGACGCACACATACGAATATACGTGGAACGCGCCTTTGCGGCCCGCCGCTTGGACATAGCGGCCACGGTGCTACTCGGGCAGGACGTGTTCAACTTCGAGATAGCCGTGGTCAGGAGGGTATGGAGTGCCTACTTCCAGCACGGGCTTTTATTGATCCAGGCCGGAAGCTCCCTTGCTAAGACCTTCACGCTGATCGGGGCGCTCTACATGGATTGGTTGAGCGATCCCGAATTTACCAGCGTGAAGCTAATCTCGGTGACAGGCGGACACGCCGAGAGGAATGCTTTCTCTACCCTTGGAATGTTCCACAAAGCCTGCGTGATACCGATGGCGGGAAGGCTGAATACGGAATCCCTTTTGTTGAGCCCTGAAAATAAACGCATGGGGTTTACGCTGGTGCGGATTCCAGACGGCGAATCGGCTGGTAACGTAGTCCAAGGTTTGCACCCCATCAACCGCCCCACGGAACACCCCATCTTCGGCAAAAGCTCGCGCGAACGGCTTTACATTGACGAAGCCGAGGACTGCCCCAGAAACATCTGGCGCGGCGTGGCAAACTTTCGTTCCTCCATGGATGGGGTGGAGACGATCAAGGTTTGCGCCCCATTCAACCCGAAGGACATCGGCAGCCCCGTTGGTCAGTTGGCGCAACCCAAGACGGGCGGCATGGTCGGACCAGACGGGCCGAAAGAATGGGAAGGGCAGGAGGGGTGGTACGTGCTGAGATTGGACGCGCGGGAATCCGAGAACGTGCAACAGCGGAAGATGGTCTTTCCAGGCTTGCACACTTGGGAGAATTACGCGGCGATCATGAGTAAGGGCGGGGGCAACTCCATTGAGCGATTCGCCTACCTCCACGGGGTATATACGCCATCGGGTGCGAGCAATAGCATCTTCTCAAACGAGATGGTAGAGAAGTGCAAGGGTCACTTCGTTTTCTATGCTGGAACCGAGAAAGCTTTTGGGGTTGATATTGCAGTTGAGGGGCGGGATGAAGCTATCGGAGCTTTTGGACGCTGCGGGATGGCATCGGAGTTTGTTCACGAGTCAGGCCACCGAACAAAATTCAAGAGCGTGCGCTTTTGCGCGCAACTGGATCAATTCATCGAACTGGAAAAGGGGAGTACGAAAATCGTGGCCCTATCGGTGATCGGCAATGCCAAGCGATTGAGCGTGAAGGGTGGATACGTGGCGATGGATGCGACCGGCAACGGCAGAACCCCCACGGATGTAGTCTCAATCGAGTGGGACGATGCGGTGATCGGGGTGGACTTCGGATCTGAGCCAAGCCACAAGAAAATATTGGAGGAGGACAAAAAGACCCCGTGCGAGGAATACGAGCGGATGAACACGGAGCTTCTCTACGCCCTGCAAAAGTGGATGGACTTCGGCTATTTCGCGATCAGTCCGACCGCCTGCCATCAAATGTTCATTGAGGAACTTTTGGGCCGGAAGTACAAGCTTGGGGAACTGAAGAAAGTGCGCGCCGAGGACAAAAAGGAGTACAAGTCTCGCTTGGGGCGCTCGCCTGACCGGCTCGACAGCGCATGCCTTTTTTTGGCCGCCTGCCGTGCGAACATGGACGGAGGGATTTCGATGCAGGACAAGAAGCGGGAACCAGAACAACGGGAATTCACCCCGCAGCACGGAGTCGTGGATGAGGCAACGTGGGTGGAGGGGATATGAAATTAGCAAATTTGTCAATTTATACCCCAAGCACGCGCCATGCCAAACCGCCCGAAAGCGCGCCAGAAATAAATCTGAAATATTTTGCGTTTTCCCATTGACGAACCCAAACGCTTGCGGCATTTTCACATCGCCATGAGCAAAAATACCAATCCAAATCCAATCGAATCCATTACTCGCAAAGGGGTGCAATTTCATGTGAAGACGCGGACATTTATGAGCGACGGAACTTTCCAAGAAGGGACTTGTGACCGCGATGGCGCGATTCTTCGTTTTCGCGGATGGATGAATCGGATGCCGTTCAGAGTCAATCTAAGCCCCGTAAATCTCGCGCTGATTCTCGATCTTCGCGATGGCGAAACGGTTTATTTCAACCAATAAATGCCATCAACCCCTAAGACTCCCGCTCAGATCCTTGGAACCATCGGAGGCTCCAAGGGCACAGGAGAAGCCAAGAAGAGAACCACCGCCCACTACCGCCGCATCTCCCGTTTGGCCCATGAGGCCAGATGGGGAAAGAAGAAAGTAAAGAAGCCATGACCCCGACCACACCGACGCCCGGAACTCTTTGGAGAGTACTTTTGTCCGACGCGCAGCAACGCTGCATCTCTGACGCCATTTCCCGCGGCGAACCATACCACGTCTGTCCAACGAGAGGACTTCATGCGGCGTCACAATCGGCTGTCCTGAATGCGCTTCGGACGCGTCAGTTAATCACCGATGCTGGAATTCCGGTGCTCACTGATCTTGGCATTCATATCGCGCGCACACTAACTCAACCCACCGAGCCATGACCACCACACCGACGACCGAGGGGGCGAGTGCTCCTTATCGCGACACCTTATCTGAGGCCACCTTCGCGGAGTCGCGCAAACCAATGGAAACCGCCGCCCGCCTGACCGCCGCCCTGGCGCTCGTGCGGGAGCTGGCTGGGGCGCTCAAGAACTCGTGCGCAGCAATGGATTGCGCGCTGAATCAAGCCGCCGATCACATTGCGCCGTTTGACGTGAAGGTTGCCGCTACACTGCGCGCCGGAAGAGAAACCCTCGCGCGCGCCGAAGCGTTCACGAAGGAGGGCGCGTGACCGCTCAAGAATGGGACATTGAGGGATGGCTGGAATCCGTGGATTGCGGATGGCGAGTGGCCGATAAAGAGGAGCCGTGCCATCACTGCCGAAAGCCGTGCCGTGGAAGGGCCGAGGGAGGAACCCCAAGTTGCTTCACCTGCTACCATAACGTGGGGTCGTGCAAGTCTGCGGCGATGTGCGGGCAGCCTCTCGGAACGACGGTCGAAAGCAGGGCAGCCGAAATCAGGGCCAATAGACCTAAGACCGCACCGCAACCCAACGAAAGGACGCCATGAAGACCGAAGAACTACCCGCACCCACTCCCCCGGCCCGAACCGGCGCGCAGTCCGATGCCTTGGCATCGCGTAGACGAATACCTGCTCTTTCTCGATAGGACGGTGGCGACGTTCTACCATCCGCCCGAGGCGCAGAAAGTAGCCGAAGCTCTCAACCGCGCGCCGGCCTACGCGAAGATGCGGGCGGCGCTGGAGGAAGCTCGGCTACAAATTGAGTACCTGCACAGCAAGTTTCAGGAGACGGGCACTGGCAATCAGACGCTCGCCCGCATCGAAGAAGCCCTTGCCGAATCCCGCGAATGAATCCCATGAGATTATCCCGACACTCCGAAGAAAGACTCCACCGCTACCACCGCGAGAGAGACGAGCGATTCAACCGAGCCTTAACGCCGGTTTTAGTGATCACTTTGATCTTTCTTTTAGTGGTACTTTGGAAGATGATTTAACCCTGAAACCATGAGCAATATGAAAATAAACCTAGGTGGGCCAAACCCACTCGAATCACTCAGCTACGCCGAACTACAGGCCATCCACCGAGAGGCGGTATTCCTCGATTACCACGAACTGAAGCAGATCGTGGATGTGGCGGTGCTACAGGAAATCCACAGCCGGGAGAAAACCAATTTGAGGTTTACGACATGCTGTTCCAATCGCGTGAGCCTCACGGGAACATCCGCGACATCCTGCCCGCAAGAGGGATGGTGATAATTGCAAAATTTGTCAATTATCAAACCCATGAGCACCAAGGATAAATTAATGAGCCCCAAGGCCAGGAAGATCATTGAGGCGATCAGGGGAGGAAACAAGGGGAGCGAGCTTGCGCCCGTGAAGCGGGAAGAGATTCAACCCCGCCACGAATCCACCGAACCGACGCAGCCAAAGGAGGGGTGGATGGTGATGAAGGCCCACCAATGGAGCAGCCTGACGATTCCAGCACTCGGAGGGATGAGCATAACCATCGAGCCCGACCAAGGCCCGCAACGCTTCATCCCCGTATTCGACACCTACGACCAAGCATTGCGTTTCACCAGTGATCCTTCGTTAATCATCAGAATAGAGGAGATAACGCGATGAAATCCCAGAACACTGAACCGATAAAATACCGAAAGCACGAGTGGTACGACATAGTGAGGGATCGACCGATGTACGGAATTCAGGCGCTAATTCCCGGCAGGCTTCTGGGGCAAATGCCGCGATGGTTGCATTGTCAGTCCAACGGAACGCCGCTGATTTACACGAACAGTTCGGAGCGAGACGCCAAACTGAAGGAGCTTCGCACGACCAGCCGCAAGCCTGACCGCCTGACTATGAAGACGCCAATCTATCGCAATCTGGAGCCGGGAGAGCATATCCAAGAGGGAGACGAATATTCAATCGACGGTAAGACGTGGCACAAATCCACCGGGCAAGGCGTGTATGACCCGCGCCGGCTGTGGCCGATGCGCCGAAAGGTAGCAGCCCAACCGTCCGACCAGCCATGACCCTCAAGACCCGAAAGAAACTCACCAGAGAGAAGCGCCAGCGTCAGAAGCAATGGCAGAGCGTTGGTGATCCAAACATCGCCAGATACTACCAGCAGCAAAGGCAGCTTACCGGAATGCCCCACGAGCAAGCATGGAAGGCAGCTAAGAGAGAAGTTCTCAAGGTGTATCGCGAGCTTCAGGAAGCCCGTGGATTCGCTTTTACGAAGGAAGACACCCGAGAGCACGCTCAATGGCTTGCAATGCCATAGCGGGCAATGCTATAATTACTGGAATGGCACGCAAGCGATCATCAAACCCAGCCAAGAGCACCTTGGAAGCGGCAAAACTCATGGGTGACAAGATGAAACGCTCGCTACAATTGAGCTTGGAGGGGTTCAATATTTACGAGATTTCCGAGGTTATCGGAAAGGAATTCAAGTGCCTGAAACCGGACCCGTCTTCCATCTGGCGCTGGTTACAAAAGGCCAACGAATTCATTGAGGAAGATATTAAGGGCTATACGACCCACCTTCGCCACCGCCAACACGGGATGATCCAGCGGATTTACAAGCGGTGGATGCCGGTATTGGAAGCCGAGGCTTTGCACGTCCAGAGGATGCGGATGGAGAAAGGGGAGATGGTGCCGGTGATTGACGAGAACAGCTACAAGGAGCAACTGAAGGCCACGGAGATTGTGATCAAGGCCATGGAGCGAGAGGCAAGGTTGATGGATTTGGACGCCCAAAAAGAACCCGTCAACGAAGGCGCGGTACTCACCGCCGAGTTAATCTCCCAACTCATCCGGAACCAGATCACGGGAGGGGATGGAGTGAAGGACTTGAAATCAGCCAAGCCGATTCTGGAACTGGAATCCGGTATCGAGGGGATGGATAAATGAACTGCTGCCCTACCTGCGGAAGAGTCATGGCGAAGGATGGCAGGCTTGGCTTTGTGCGCAAGGACTTGGCGCAGCTACGGGAAAAGGCTGGTTATACGCTGGTGAGCTTCGCCAAGGCCATCGGGGCGGGCCAGGGGTCTTGGTGCTACATCGAGTGCGGGAAGCGCCGGTGCCGGATTTCGCTGGCGCACAATATCGCCAAGCTGCTTGGGCTTAGCGGCGTGAAGGACGTTTACAGCCGCCAAGCTGAAAAGGTTAACGGCGTTAAAGATAAGCCTGTTAAATAGAAAATTTGTCAATTATTTGCGTAAGCAGGAAGAATGCCAGAGGCACCACCAAAGAAAAATGCAGAAAGTTCTTGGCATTTGAACGCTTGCGGCACAAATTGGAGGGGTCATGAGCAAAACCGCAATTTATATTTCATCGTCCTACGAGCACGGTAGAAACCGAAAGCTCGCCGCAATAAATCTCCCATTGGTGGAGGCATTGGATTTGGGAATCGAAGGGGAAATTCGTGCCACTTGGGAAAGGATCAAGCGCGGCACCGGAATTGAGGCATATGTGACTTTCTCAAAACTCTGCAAGGAATCAGGGTTGGAAATTCAGGACGTGGCCGCGCAACTGAAGTCAATTTGGCTTAGCAATCGCAACGCCATCGGGTTTCAGATCGACCGAATGGGCGCGAACGTAGCCTTCCGATTCAATTAGTCTCTCCATAAAAATCCATGAGCACCCACACCATCCAAGACGAAATAGAAGCCGTCCCCTTCCTGATTGACGGTGAAGAAGTGGAAGTTTTTGCAGACTTCACCTACCACGACGGACGGCAGGAGAGAATCGAACTGTCCAACATCACCGACCTTGACGGACGCAACCTGCGGGGAAAGCTCGACGTGGATCAACTCTACGATCTGCAATACCTGGCGATGCAGAAAGCCCGCGAAATCAAAAAGGAAGGCGCGGCCATCGCGCTCTCGCAAGGGCAATGCGAGTGGTAAATTGACAAATTTGCTAATTATGAGCATGAACCCAGCCGATCAGCCGGGCGAGTTGCTGAGTTGCCCATTCTGCGGGATGCCACCACAGACCATGCGAAGCGACAAGAAGGGGCGATTCTGTCGCTGTCATGATTGCGGCATCGCTTGGATGTTGGAGGCCGACTGGAACACCCGCGCAGGCGCCGCCCTTCGCGCCGAGTTGGCGCAGGCGAAAGAGAAGCTCGAATACGTTCACTCTATGGGCCTTCGGTTCGGCATGATGAAGAGCAGCGATAGGCCGGAGCCGTACCTAGCTCACGATTGGACTGAGGACTCGGACTTCATGCGAATGTCCCGCGAATGGTCCGCAGGGATCGGCATGGAAGTGAAAGTGGAGAAGCTCACCGCCGACCTCGCCGCCGCCCGGAAGGAACGGGATGAGGCAAATTCGAAAATCATCAAGACCGCGATGCAGGGCGACGACTATTGCTCTAAATACAGAGCCGAGCGAGACGCCGCCCTGTCGGCCAAGCAGGAGTTAGAAGCCCACTGCGACGCGCTGGAGAAGGCGCTGCCGACATTCGACCCGGCCCACATATGGGACTTGGCGCGGCAGTATTACACGGCCAACGGGGCGTCCCTTTCGACCATCCTCGATGCACACGACCAGATTTGCGCGGCATTCGCCACCCTCAAAGGAGCAAAGCCATGAGCGAGCACAACCGGATAACTGACCTGATGTCGTGGCAGAAGGACTTTCGCGCCGCTCCTGTAATCTATTACACCACTGTCCGATTCGATGGGCAGGAGGAAGACACCGGAAACTTCTACGACTCGAAAGAGGCGGCAGAGGTTGAAGTCGAGTGGGGCAAGAAGCACGGAAAGCGAGTGAGCGTGCGGTGCGCCAATATTCATTCGCTCGAACTTTCACAAAGGAGATGGAAATGAACGACCAAGCCCGCAACCTGCCGCCAGAGCAGGAGAAGAAGTCTGTTCGTTGCTTTGGTGGAGCATCGCCCGACGAGACACCGTATCCCGCCCCAGCGCCCGCTCAGACGGTCGGGGAGGAAGTAGTGTCAGCCATACGAAATGGGATGGATAAGGCCTCTCCCCAGCCCGCCGCTCCGGTCGATGTCGCGAGGGAGGAATGGTCAGCATCAACCCTGCAAAACGGCTACAGTCAGATAGTTATTGGAGCCAAGAGTTTCCTCGTCTTTGGAAGTAGCGCGTCTGAGATTGTCGGAAAGCACGCCACCGCCGTCCGAGCGTCCGAAGAGCGGGCCGGTCAATGGGAGACGCAGGCGCTTCAATGGCGTGACAGCCGGGACGAAGAGCGCGCCGCCCACGCCAAGACGAAGGAGGAGGCGAAGCGGAATGAAGCCGTCTGCCACTGCGGCCAACGCATCTCCGATCACACCGGCTACGATGGGCATAGCTTCGTTGAAATGAACGAACTCTCCCCTTACGCCGAGCAGGTCGTGGAGTACAGAGCCGAGCGCGACGCCGTCCGCGCAGAGTTGGAGCGCGTGAAGGGCGAGCTCGCGAAATTAACAAATTCTTCAATTTAACCTTGTTCCAATTCCATCGTTCTGATTCAATACTAAAACCATGAGCGCATCCGTTAATGAATGTTTCTTCCTTGGGAATTGCACCCGCGATCCCGATATTTCCTACACGCCGAAAGGCAAAGCCGTCGCCCAAATAGGGCTTGCGATCAATGATGTCTGGACGGACGACACCGGCCAGAAGCGAGAGAACGTCACCTTTCTTGATCTTGAAGCGTGGGGTAAAACAGCCGAGATTGCCGCCGAGTACCTGAAGAAAGGCAGGCTTGCCCACTTCCGCTGCCGCGCGAAGCTGGATTCGTGGGAGGATAGAGCCACGGGAGCCAAGCGATCCAAGGTCAAGTTTGTGGTGGAAAAGCTGACCTTGCTACCAAATCCCCGCCGAGGCTCCGAGGATGAGCAGGAGGACGCCGAACCCAGAACGCAGCGCAAGCAGCCACCCAAGCGCGCCCCAAAGCCGTCCGACCCTGATCCGAGCGACGATCCCGATTGGGACGGCGGGGGTGACATTGATGAATAATTAACAAATTTGCTAATTATGAACGCATCCACTCTCACCACGGAAGAATTGGAAGAAATCGCCATGGAGGAGGCGAATCTGGAATGCCAGCACGCGGCTGACGAAACGCGATTGCTCGCTGACAATGGAATTCCCGATGAAATGGCGGCAATGCTTTATCAACGAGTTAATCCCGTGACTCAGAAAGCCATTCGGAACATTTTAGGCCATGACTGAGCGAATGATCTTTGCACTTGGTTCCGTGGCCGCTGCGACGTGCTTCGCAAGCGCGGGGCTGCTTTTCTGGATCGCGTGGCCCTCGACTCCAAGCCCATTGGTTGCACCCGTGTTCTGGATTGCATGGATACTCATTTGGTACGGCTGCCGCATCGTCCGATTTCTATTCCCATGAAACCCATTGATCCACGCCAATGCACCCGCGACGATGGTTGCGGCGGAAACCCATGCGAGTGCAATCCTTGCCAACACTTCTTCAAGCTGCGCAACGGATACCGCGATACCTGCGATATTTGCGGTGCCCCGAGATCACGGCACGACGAGGAGGAACTTGCGTTTCAGGTGAAGGAATACGAAGAGGAAATCGCATGAAGGCATACCTGATTACAATCGTGGCAATGTTCTCATTGGAACTGATCGGAAGGGTTGTCACTTTAACCAAAGATCATTTCCCGATAATTACAGAGAAGGGGCCGGGCATGATAGCGGCAGAGGCTGTGGTATTCATTGGATTTGTAATCTGGGGAGGAGTATTGCTAGCGCAATGAGCCTCGAAGACTACGGAGTAAGCACCGGAATTCTCCCCCACGGAGGAGGAGGGCAGTGGCACTATCAACAGGAAGGACTAGAGGAGATAATCTACGCCGATTCACCCGAGAGCTTGTGCAAGAAGATCCTCCGGCACCGCCTGGATAGAGGAGTAGCCGTGGGCAACATCGAGCAGGATGTGGCCGAATTCATCAAGCGAGTTAGCCCTCAGAACGACCGCTTTCGCCGCCACGCGGCGCAACTCGTCCACTCGGAGCCCAAGGCCAAGCCCATTACCCCGCTGATCGAGCGCATCAAGGAATGGCTGGTGAGCAAGCAGGGCAAGATTTCCAAGCTCACCGATCAATTCGAGGCCGTGCGCCGAGGGGAGATTTGCGCCCAATGTCCGCAGAACATCCCATGGCGTACCAGCTGCGGCGAGTGCAACAGCGATATTGATTATCGGGTCAATATGGTACGGCAGCGCACAGAGTTTCAGATGGATAAGAAGCTTCGCGCCTGCCGTCTCCACAATCTCGCCTTGCAAGCGGCGGTTCTACTGGATCAAGAGGAACTGCCCGAGAAGAAAGAATCCGCACCGGCTTATTGTTGGCTCCCCATCCGATGACCGAAGCAGAAATAAACAATTGGATTCGATGGGCCAATCTGGCCGATGCGCATTCACTCATGCAACTTGGCGGATTCGCCAAAATCGCATCGCCAAATGCGCCGTTTAGATACGATGCTATGCCAATGGAGATTGCTGGATGACTTGGTTCTACTTCATTCTTGGATGCCTCGCGACGTTTCGCCTTGCGCTCTTGCTGACACGCGAGGACGGCCCCGCCTGGATATTCCGCAAGCTCCGCAACCTTCCAAGCAAGAAATCATCGGCGCACGAGGGGATTCGCTGCTTGTGGTGCGCTTCGGTCTGGATGAGCGCGCCCGTGACGGCTTTCTTTTGGTATCGCGGGATGATCGAGCCCATCGAAACCCCGCTTTACTGGCTGGCGTTCTCCGCTGGGGCGATCTGCTTCAATCAGGCTTTCACCAAGGAGAGTAAATAAATTGATCACCGTTTTCTTTCCTAGTCATTTGACGATGCGCGAAATAGAGGCGTGGTATCGTTCTCGCGGTTATCCATGGCCGTGCGCCAGCTACGATGGCGGAAGCACGCTTGGGTGGTACGCCTCTCAATTCACTGATAATTAGCAAATTTGTCAATTATCAGGCCGTGACCAAAGCAAAAATGATGCCATGTTTGACGCAATAAGCATAAGAACCGGAGGAACAAGTCATTACCACGAAACCCACGAGCACCGCGCGCCCACCGATGAATCCGTGCGCTTACTCAAGGAAATGGAGGAAGCGGCGCTAAACAAAATCATCGGTTACACGAAGCTGGAAAATAACACCCTGAAGGGCGAGGTTTACGTGACGCGGGATAGTATGCGCATGGAAACCACGGCCATCGCCCGCTTTCTCCTAAACGGCCAGGAAATTAAGATCACGATCCCGCTGGGCGATATGATGTTTGAGCGGATCGAGGCCGTCAAAGAACGAATCTGGGAAGCGATCACCAAGGCCGTCTCGCGGGTCATCGTGGGGGAATTGCTTCACTTTGAAGAATTCAGAGACGCATTGCCAAAGCGACCATAGCCGCGTATAAGGACAATTTATGCCAGCCGCCGAAACCGTAGCGCCCCCCGATCCGAAGGTAAAACCCGAGGATCAGCCCAAAGATTCCTCACGGCTCAATAACCCGCAACTGGACAGCAAGGGCAAGCCCACGGTCAAGGCGGTGACCACGGCGGACCAAGCGTGGCAGATTTGCAAGGGGCTCAAGAAGGAAGCGGAAGAGAACCGCATTCCGATGAACGCGACCATCTACGCGAAGCACGGGGGCGAAGCGCCGTTCAATTCGATGCTGCTCAAGCGGGCGAATCAGGGATACCGGAACAACTTCACCCACTTCTTTCTTTCGGGCATTACCGACCGAACTGAGCCGCAGTTTCGGGACGCGATCAACCGTGTTGAATATCTCACCTATTCCAAACTGCCGGATGATTGGCCGGATGCCTCCCGAAAGAACAAGCTATTCCGCAAGCACCTAAGCGACACGATTCGCGCCGATCCTTGTTGGTCGGATTTCGTGGCCGATAGCATCGGGGAAAATACGCTAATCGGATATGCCACCCCGGCATGGCTGGATTCAAGCGAGGTCGAATGGCGACCCACGCTTTACCGCTCCGATCAAATCTTCTTCCCCAAGGGCACCAAGCAAAACAGCAAGGGCGTCCCCTACTTCGCGGTAGAGGAGTATTTGATGGTTCACGAATTCATCGAACGCTTTGGCGAGGATAAGGCCGAAGAAGCAGGGTACAACATCAAGAATTGCGTTTACATCGTCAACAAGGCCCAGGGCAAATCGGAGGAAACGGAATTGGATAAGGTGGACAATATTCGCGAGGGGGCTTACGCGAACAACTACGGCGCAGGCGGCACCGCAAAGACCATCCGCCTTTATCATCTGGTGGTACAGGAATATGACGGCACCGTGGAACTATGGACGGTGGATGGCAACGAAGGGCGGGAGCTAAGGCACGTAGAGGAACTACACCCGAGCATCGAAGAAGCCACCATGCTCTTTACGTTGCAACGGGGCAACGGGAAGCTCTATGGATCAAAGGGACAGGGCAGGCAACTGGTGAATATCCATATCGCCGCCGAGCGGACGTTTTGTATGGCGCTGGATATGTTTACATGGTCAGGAATGCCGATCTTCCAGGCACCTACCAAGGATCTGAACAAGATGAAGCCCGTTCACGTTCATCCCTTCATGGTGGTGGATGAGACGTTCAAACCTACTAAATTAACCATCCAATTCAAACCCACCGAATTCCTCGCCATCCGGGGAGCCTTGCGCGAGACGGCGGAAGACATCGCCGGGGCTTTCATCCCGCCGCAGATTGTGCGCGAGCAAACCCCCTCAACCAAGATCGCGGACGCCGAGCGGGCAGCGGCACGGCAGAAGATCAGTCAGGGCGTACTAGGGCGGAATTTCAAGCAATGGGGCGAGTGCATCGGGATCATGCAGCGCAAGATTTGTTCGCCCATCGTCATCCGCGAGGCCGTCAAGGTGCAGGAGGAGCGGAAGAAAAAAGAGAAGGAAGGAATCCGCGTAGTCGCCAAGCAAATCTTCGATTGGATCAAGAAAGCCGTGGGCAGCGGCACGAACGACCAGAAGAACCCCGTGGAGTCTGCCTACGAATCCAAGATCGCGGATCGTGAGGCCGTGGAGTGCGTGGTGAAGATGCTGAACGACGGCTTAACGCCAGAGGAAATTGCCTACCTCGCAAATCAGCCCGCGACCGATGCGGGGCTCCTTAGTGCCACCGACGATGCCGACCGGGCCACGCTGGACTTCATCGCGGCCAACCAGCAAATACAAAACCCCCGCATCAATAAAGACGAGGCCACTTGGATTGCCGGTGAGGCGATGAAGGTGCCGCAGGATAGATTGCACCGCCTCATTATTGACGAGGAAATGGATCAGACCATTAAAGCGGAAGCGGTCTGGAAGCAGACGGTCGAGAATGGCGAATTCTTTGACGGCACCATGATGCCGGTGAGCCCGCGCGACAATCACGCCATTCACCGCGAGGTAATGGCAAAGCCGATGGGCACGCTTGCCAAGGCTCTGCAAGCCGCACCTACGCCACAATTGGCGGGAACGGCAGACTTGATGCGCCAGCACTACGCCGCGCACGTCCAGGCCGATCTTGAATTACAGGACAACAAGCAACAGCTTCAGATTGAAACCAAAATGATTCAGGATTTCGGCAAGATCATAACTACCGCGCAAAAGGCGATGGAGGAACAGCAACTTGCCAACGGCGGTATCAGCCCCGAAAACCTGCCGGTGCCGAATGGTCCGAACGGCAACGGAATGCCGCCGCCCGAAGTCCTCTCCGCGCTGACCGATACCGCCGAACTGGCCGTTCGTAACCGCGAGGCCGATCTACACGAGCAGGAACTAAAGCTTCAGGCGCAACAGCACGCAGCGAATATGCGGACCAACGCCGAGAAGAACGATCAGGACTTGATGAAATCAGGCTTGGAAGTGGCGAAGATTCAACTGGAAGCGCAACGCATGGCAGAACAGCCGAACCCCAAGCAATGATCGCCGCCTTGTTGATCTCGATCTGCGGCCTTTGCGATCCGCCCGTGTTGCCCTTTGGCAAGCCAAGCTTGAAGCCTGTATTTCCGCTCACGAGACGGATTTATGAGTGACTTTGACGCATGGTGGGAACTAAAGGGCTGCCGCGAGGAATACGGAACCCAAGAAGCCGCCGCACGGGCCGCATGGGAGGCCGCGCACGATAAATGCAAAATTTGTCAATTATCGGATGAGGAACCCTCTCCTTTTCTGCTTGCCCTAGCGGAATCCCAACGATAGGATTCCCGAACCATGAGCGATCCATCAAAAACGACGCACGATCTTGTGCGGGAAATTCACGAATACGTTTGCCAGGAAGAAGCTAAACAAACCCTGCTGTCATATACGCCCCGCGTAAAACGGGCCATTCAAGGATTGGCGTATGAGGCGGAATCCGTGGGCGTGAGCTACATCGGCACCGAAATAATGATTTTGGCTTGCCTACGCCAGCGCGGGGTTGCGGCTCGGATTCTTGAGCGCCGAGGAATAACTATTGGTCAATTTGAGGATGAATTGCGGAAGGAATTGGGCAGCCCGAACGCGCTTTCCATCGCGAACTTGGAAAATAAGGTTCAGGAACTAGAAGCCAAGATCGAGCAATTTACCCAGAAAGACGAATTCCATGAATAAACCCAACTGGACGCAAGACGACGCCGTAGCCCTGCGGACCTTCTACGCCGATCACCGCCACATCATCGAAGTCCTCCGCAGTAAGAAACCCAAGGCGGAAGGAAAGACGTTTGAGGAATCCGTGATCAACAGCAAGACCCGTGACGGCTTCGATCTGGCGATTGAGGAATTGGAGCGGATGATGGAGGACGTGTCGGATCCCTTCGCCCCTACGGGATTCGTGGAAGTGAACAAGGACTAACTGCCATGCTGCTTCTGACGCTCAAAACGGGTGAGGCTATCGCATTGAATGCCAGTCACATTATTGGAGTAAGACAACTTAAATCAGGGTGCGAGATTCAAGTGATTACGGGCCTGATTTACGAAGTGGATGACAAATGGAGGGACGTTGCGAGCGAGATGCTCGATGTTTTGAGGGAGCAGAAGATTCCCGCACTGTAAATTAACAAATTTTGCATTTATGCCCGACCCCGTTGATTCCCCCCGCGCCTTTGACCTAGGCAACATTGACGCCGCCGACTTGCCGATGGCGAGCGATCAATCCGCGCAATTCCAGACCGAGGACGAAGTGCGCCCCGATTTCTCCTCCATTCCCACGGAAGGAGATGTACCGAAAGAGGCACCCAAGGAAGCGCCAGAACCGGCCAAGGAAGCGCCCACGAAGCCCGCCACGCCCTCGGAACCCGAAAAGAAGGTAGAGACACCCAAAGAGCAGCCCGAGCCCGAGAAAGCCAAAGAGCCCCCCAAAGAGGAGGAAATTGATCCTGACCTAAAGGCCGAACTTGACGCCATCAAGCTCAAGCCGAACACGCCGGAGAAGATCAAATCCGACATTGCCAAGGTACGCGCCATCGCGGAACGGGAGCGGAAGGCGGTCAAAGCCGAGCGCCAACGGCTCGCGGAACTTCAGGTAAAGCTGGAGGAAGCGGAGAAAGCCCCCAAGGTAGACGAAGCCTTGCAGAAGAAGCTGAAGGACTTGGAGGACTTTCGCGCCAAGATCCAATTCTCCGACGACCGCGAGCTAAACGAGACATTCGACAAGAAGACCAGCGAGGCCGAAGCGGGAATCTTTAACCTCCTGAAATCGGCTGGATTGCCCGATGAATCCGCCGAGGCAATGAAGAAGACGGGGCTGCAAAGCTACTCCGCGCAATGGTGGAAACAGCACATTCTTGACAAGGTGGGCGAAGTCGATCCGTTCAAGGCCCGAGAGATTGAAAACGCGGTACTCGCATGGAAGGGCGTGGCGCAGGAGCGCGAAGCCAAGAAAGCCGAATTTATCGCCAACCGCCAATCGCACTACAAGGAGCAGGAAGAAAAGGCCATCGAGCATTGGAAGAAATGGGGCGGGGAAGTAGAAAAGACCGTGTTGGGGCTTGCCAAGGGCCACGATTGGACGCAACCGAAGGAAATCCCGCCAAATGCCAGCCCCGAGAAGAAAGCGGAAATAGAAGCGTTTAACGCCCGCCTTGAATCCCGCCGCCAGGAATTCGGGCAGA